GACAAGCCCTCCGCTTCCAGCAAGCCGAGGCCATCCAAAAGAAAGCCGCCACAGCCAAGGCCAAGCCTGCCGCACCGGCAGCCGCCAAGCCAGCCGTAGCCCCGAAAGTTGTCAGTCCCTCAGCCGCCCCCAAGACCAAATCCCAAGCCGACCCGCTCGAAGCGTTGAAGAAATCTGGAAACCGTGACGCCGCCGAAAACTTCGTCGCATCACTTTTCAACTAAACCAAACCCAAAACCTAATCCCCCCAAACTACTACTATGCCCGCAACCCCCATCACTACAGTCAAAGGCCAACGCGAGGATCTTTCCGACGCAATGGTCCTAATCGAACCCGGCGACACACCGCTTTTCTCCATGTGCAAAAAAGCCAAGGAGCCAGCCAATGTGCTCTTCCAGTGGCCCGCCGACCGCTACAACGACCCGCAAACCGCAGGCGTCCTCGCTAACGACGATGTGTCTTCCTTCGACGACCAGCACGCCAACCGCGAACTCCTCTCAGGCCGAATTCAAAAGACACGCCGCAGCTTTCAAGTAGACGACCTCGTTGAGCAAGTCTCTGATTTGGCAGGTGTTGGCAAAAAGCAAGCCTTCAACAAGGCCGCTGCCAAGGCCCTCGTCGAATTGAAGATCGACATCGAAGCCATCATGGGCTCCGACAACGACAGCCAAGTGCAGTCCGGCTCGAACCCCTACAAAACTCGCGGCATCGGCGAATGGATTAAAGCCACCGCGCAGAACGACGCGGCCACCGCCGTTCCCGCCGCGTTCCGCACCCCGGCCGCTTCGATCAACACGACTGCCACCACTTCTCTGACAGAAAACAATGTCATCGATGTGCTTCAGTCCATCTACGGCGTGCGCCGCGCTCGTCGGAACTACGACCTCGTTTGCGGCGTCGCCCTCAAGCGTGCGTTCACAAACTTCATCCGCACTCAGACTGGCTCGACGAATGTCATGTCCAGCGTCCGCACCTTCAACAGCAATGTTGAGGACAAGAAAATCGTGAACACGATTGATATTTATGAAGGCGACTTCGGAATTTTGAGCCTTCATGTTTCCACCTACCTCGCCCATGGCGCGGCAGCAGCCGTCTCGGCCGCTCGTGGCTATGTGCTCGACATGGACCTCGTTTCCATCGGTTTCAATCGCAAGCCTCGCATGGAAGAGCTTGAAGACCGTGGCGGTGGACGCCGTGGCTTCTGCGACGCCATCTTCGGCGTAGCGGTCTCGAACCCGCAGGTTCTCGGAAAATTCGCAGCTACTGCGTAACACCCGCCCCCCAGCCCTTGCCGGTGGCCCCTCGTCTCAGGACAGGCCACCGGCAACCGGGGCTCCCCTTTTCAATAATGGAAATACTCAAAGAAGCATTAAGCGACATCCCCGGCGAAGTGGCCGAGGGCGTAAAGAACGAGCTCCTCGCCCAGTGGAACTCCAAGGCCGTGCAAGCCGACGCCCGCCAGCACCTCATCGCCGCCGACCACGCCAAGCAAGACCTCCGCGCCATCGAGGGCGTAGGCGCTTTGACTCTCTCCATCGACCCTCAGATTTACCACTTCTGGAACTGGCAGCTCCCCGGTTGCTGGAACGACCCAGACTTCATCCCATGGTTCAAGCGAAACTACCCCCAGTGCGTCGTGCGCTGCGGCGGCACAGGCAAGACCATGCTCCTCATGCCGGGCCTCAAAGCAGCATGACAAATCTTTTTGCCAGTTCACGCATTGCGGCGGGGTGTGTTTCCCTGGTCATTTCATACGCGCTGGCCGTAACCGCATTAAAAGCGGCCTCTGGCAACTCTCTCCTCGCATGAAGTCCTACGACGACGAGCCAGACCGCGACACGAAGTATTGGGTAGGCCAGCTCACCGAAGCCGCCACCGATGGCAGTTGGTTTTCCGCCGTGCGGTCTCGCAACTACGACACGCGCATGTCGCTCTGGGACGGGCAGTCCTCGGATGGCAAGAAGTGGGCTGAAAATCTGGGCAAAAACCCATTTCCATGGAATGGGTCGAGCGACAGCCGCATCCGCCTCGCCGATCTTGTCTGCAACCGCGAGACCCAGCTTTGCCTCACCTCCACCTTTGCCGCCCGCCTGCAAATGATGCCGGTAGAGTCCACCGACGCCATGTCCCGCACCGCCGCCGAGTCTGTGCTGAAGTGGATGCTCTTCACCCACTGCGCCAGCGACCTCCGGCGCGAACTCGAACTCGCCCTCAACATCCGCGCCACCTACGGCCTCGCCATCATGGGCGTGTTTTGGAAAACCACGACACGCATTGAGGAAAAATCCGTCAGCCTCGAAGACATCATCCTCATGGCCCAAGAGCAGGGCGACCCAAACTCCCCGCTCGCCATGCTCATCGGCGCAATCCTCGATCCGCTCCAAGAGGAGATCGCTATCGAGCTCGCCGAGCAATTTGCCCCTAGCACTGGCACGGCCGCCAATATCCGCAAGCTCCGCGAAGGCGGCACGGTGGAATACACCGAGCCTTACATTTTCGAGAGCAAGCCCGAGTGGACCGCCTTGGAGCCTTTCAACGACATCATTTTCCCCACCGCCACCTACGACCTGCAACGCGCCCCCTGGATCGCCCGCCGCGAAATGGTGACTTGCGAGGAACTGGAAGAGCGCACGCTCACCGAAGGCTACCCCTACGAATTTTACGAGAAGGCCGAGAAATACAAAGGCGCAAGCCTCTGGCCCGTCTATTCGCAGCAGAACCACAACCGCCGCGACAGCATACTCTGGCAAGACCACCGCGACCTGGTGGAAATCTGGCATGTTTACAGCAAGGAGACCGACGAGAAGACCGGCGCGACAAAGGTCATGTGCCGCGTCATGCATCCAAATGTGGACATCTTTGCCAAGGAGGAGATTTCCCCCTACTCGCACGGTGAATATCCCTTTATAGAGCTGGCCCGCGAGCGCGTGAGTCGGTGCATCCTCGAAGCCCGAGGCATCCCCGAGATCGTTTCGACGATGCAGGCCGAAATCAAGACCCAGCGCGACTACCGCACTGATCGCGCCGGAATCGCCATCCTACCCCCCATGCGCGTGCCTGCCAACCGTGGCAAGCTCGACATCATCCTCGGCCCAGCCGTGCAAATCCCCGAACGCCGACCGAATGAATTTGGTTGGATGCAGCCGCCGCCCTTTGACCAGGGAACCATCGAGATCGAACGCGCCGTGCGCCGCGATGTGAATGAATATTTCGGCATGGCAGGCGAGGGAGTCGATCCCAACTATGTCGCCCTCGTCACCCAGCACACGGTGGACCGCTGGCTCCGCGACTTCAAAGCCATCGTCACGCAAACCTACCAGCTCATGCAGCAATACATGCTGCCGGTGCAAATCCTCCGCGTCTCAGGCGGGCAGGCTCTCCCGTTCCAAGCCGACCGCGAAAGCATCCAAGGCAAGTTTGACCTCATCATTGATTGGGACGCCAAGAACCTCGACGCCGAAGCCCTCGGCGTGAAGCTGAACTATATCTCCCAGGCCATCGTCCCAATGGATGTCGCCGGTGTCATCGACCGCGCCGGGCTCGTCAAATTCATCATGGCTGCGGTTGACCCAAACCTCGCCGACATCCTCGTCCGCGACCCCGGCCCCGCCGCCGCCATGGAGGCCAACGAAGAACAACTCGCCTTCACAAAAATCGCCGCAGGCACCGAGCCGGAATTACCAGGCGAAGGCCAAAACCACCAGCTCCGCGCCCAAGTCCTGCAAGGCATCATCCAAGCCAACCCCGCCCTGCAACAACGCCTCCAGCAAGACGAGATTTTCCGCAACATGATCGAAGCCCGCATGAAGGGCTTCAACTTCCAGATGCAGCAACAACAAAACGCCCAGATAGGCCGCCAAGGCACGCTGCCAGCGTTGCAACAAGGAGGCCCACAATGAAGGCCACTCCCTACCGCACCGTCCGCGATGGCGTGATCTCCCGCATGGGCATCGATCCCGACCAGCCGCTCATGGCCTCGCAGGCCACGGCGCTGGCGGAGTATTTGACAACCGCTGCGGCGACGGCTTGGACCTTCTTTGATTGGCCCGAGGTTTATCTCACCGAGGCCCGCACGCCGGTTGGCGAGGGCTATGCGCCGGGGCTTTATACCTACGAGAGCGATTATGTGGGCACGACCTCTTACATCGGCCGTGCCTTGCAGGGCTCGCAATTTGCGGACCCTGTGTGGCGCATCAAGCGCGTCACCACGACCGCAGCGGGCGATATGCTGAATATCGACACCGCTGTCGATGTCGCGTGGAACGACCGCACGACGGCGACCTACATCGAGACCAGCACGAATGCGCCTGCGGAGGAGTTCATCCCCTACATCCCGCTTCTGGCTCCAGGCCAGAAGGCCATTGGGAATGTGCTGAAGGTTTATGACATCAAGCCCGACGAGGGCCGCGTCACGCTGTCGCTTGATTTCGTCGTCACCGAAGACCGCATCCTCATCACCGATACGGACTACATCTCCGGGCAAGTGTGGGTCGAGTTCTCGTTGCCTCAGCCAAAATTCACCAGCACCGCTTTCAACGCCTCCACGCCTTACGCAGCGGGCGATCTCGTTTACTACAACCCGACCGGCGATTGCTACGAGGCCATCGCTGACACGACTGGCAATCTCCCGACGAATGAGGAGTTCTGGCTACGCCATCGCATCCCAGCTTTCCTCGCCGATTACCTCAAGTTCTACGCGCTCGCCGAAACGCTCTCGGAGGACGGCCAGATGGACAAAGCCAACTACCAATTCGCCCGCGCCGAAGGCATCCTGCAACAGCGCATGGACGACGCGTGGTTGCGCAAAGGCGAGGTGCGCCGCTACTCCGCCAGCTTCCAATAACCACCCCCTTGACACCCTTCACCATAATTAAATTAACGACATGAGTAACCCCACAATTCAGATCGCCGCTCGCAACACCGCTGGCATTGTCCAGCCCGTCCAAGCCACACCAGATGGGGCTCTGCGGGTGAGCACAGGTTTTCCGACTCCCGCTTATACGAAGTATGAAAATGTTCGTTTCACATCCCCCGCGACGAACAACACGAACTATGTGGAGTTCACCTTCAGCGGCACCTCGGTAGCCCGAATCGTGAATACCTATTTCGGAGCCAACCCCCCCACAGCAGACAACGCCGAACTCCGTAGCGCCGAGATTAAATTCCCGCCCTATACCTAATGTCGCAGGTTTTTTTCAATCCCCTTTCCGGCGCGGCGCAGAATATCGCCATGCCTCAGCTCGATTCCTCGGGCCAACTTTCTGGCGATCTCATCCCGAGCGACTTCGACGATGTGCAGCGCTTTGAAAATCTCGCTGCCTTCCCAGCCAATGGCGTCGTAGCTCGCATCTATTTTGCCGCCGACAGCAACCTCCCATATCGATGGGACCCACCCACACTTTCCTACCAGCCCATCGTCGCCGATTCGGACGGCGGTGAGTTTTAGGACCACCCCGCAGTAACACCCCCCCAAAAACATTAAAATATGCCCTCAAACATTCGCATCAAACGCAGACTTACCGGCGCAGCCGGAGCCCCAGCCACCCTGCTCGCAGGTGAGCCAGCCTGGAATAAAGTAAACGAGGTTCTTTATCTCGGTTCTGAAAATTCCATCGACGCAGTGGCAGGCCGTGGCGCAGTCGTCATGCTCGACGGCGCACAGACCGTTGCAGGCGTCAAAACCTTCTCCGACACCATCACTGGTTCCGTCTCTGGCAACGCA